GGTCCAACAGCTATTTGGTTACAGCAACGATATTCACAATTAGTAGATATTAAGTATAAGATTGTTGCCAAGCATAGAAATACTGCAATCCGTTTTGCACCTTTTGGAGTCGGTTTAACTGGTCCATCAGGTGTTGGAAAATCAACTTTGAGCAAGTTAGTTATGAAAACTTCCTTACATGCTATGGGTTTCGAGACAGATCCGAAGAGAATTATTACAAAAGATATGTTTGATAAGTATGATTCTACTTATACTTCGGATATTCTCGGAATGTTTATGGATGATGTAGGAAATGGAAAATCTGACTTTGCTCAAGTTTCACCTACGGACATTATTATTAAATTTTTCAATAATATGGCCGCTCAAGCAGTTAAGGCTGAACTTAACGCAAAAGGAGTTGTTTTTATTGCGTTTAAGGTTGGTGTTCTCACTTCGAATTTTGAAGATTATCAAGTGAGATGTTACACTAATAAGCCTGAAGCTGCGCTTCGTCGATTTGTTCATACACGTGTACGAGTCAAGCCTAAATTTCGAGTTCCGGGTGGTATTTCGTTGAATACGGACCATCCTGAACTTGAGAATTGTGATTTGTGCAAAGATGTATGGGAATTAGATCTGGAAGAATGCTTCATTTATGAAAAGAAAGAAGGAGTAGAAGCATATAAATTCCAGATTTTGGACGTGAAATTGCGTGATGGCACTGTTGTTCATTGTAAGAATTTGGATTTACCAACTTATCTTGATGTTATTATTGCTTTGGCAAGAAAACATAAAAAGAAACAAACAAATGTTGTTGGTAGATCTGAAAAATTTGATGCAATGGAAATGTGCGACGAATGTTCACGTCCAATGCCCATGTGTAAGTGCAAATTGGAGCCCCATGGATTTGAAGCCCTCGGAGATATAGTTATAGATGCAGCCAAGAGTTCAGTCACAAGTTATGTAAATAAGTGGCTGAGCCCTGTGAATTTTTTGAATTATCTCTGTGGTTTTAGACCAATCAAAGGTATGGCAACAAAACAGCTAGCAGGAGAGATGACGCAGGTTATTAATCAAACTGCAACACCTTTTATGGTGTCAATTACTCCTGATTGGTTGTTTAGAACTCGTGTTTTCCAAAAATCGATTGAGTTGTGGCAACACTCCGCAGCTATGTACGATTTGCGAAAACAAATGAAGTTCTGTTCCATACTAGGAACTGGGTGTGTAGGTTACGGTCTTCTGACAAGAATTCGAAGACGACTGGACTTGCACTAGGAGGTTCCTGGATTGTTTCCATGGGTTTGTGGGCACAATATAGAGCACGTATTAGGCATTATAAAAATGAATATTTAGCACGTAGGGATGCGCTCCCTGCATGTGCAAAAGAAGTTCGTGATAGTTATGTCACAAAAGGTGCTTTTGTTGTGTCCTCTTTGGTAGTCGGATTGAAACTTTTCCAAATGTGGAATAAGAATCGTTTAGCGAAGAAAGAAATGCTTGATCCAGCAGGTCTCTCTAAAGAAGAAATGGAGAGTAGTCCTGGTTGGTTTGGGTTTATGATGAAAACTCTTGGAGTTCAGGTGGAAACATCTGAAGCTTCGAAAAGAGCTCATCCTTCGCATTTGATTTCCACTTTGGAAAAGAGCAATTTATTCTGGGCCGAATTTGAACGTAAAGATGGTTCCAAGACACGTTGTAATATTTTCTTTCCAAGAAAGAGCGTTGCTTGGTTTCCGGAACACGTTTTTTATAAAGATTCGAACATGTGGAACAAACCTACTGAGTTGTTGAATGTGACGGTTTTTCGTCATAATAGAGCAGGTGGAAAGTTTTCGTTTAAGTGCGAGCTTGATACCTGTGCAACACATAAAGATGTAGATATGGTTTGTGCATATGTTCCTAATTGCCCAGATTTGCGAGACAAGTTGAAATGGCTACCAAAGTCAGTCCCGAAAGGCCAATCTCTGTGCACTTTTGTTGTCCGAAAGGAAGAAGAAGTTATTGTTGAACGTTTGAATGTTGAGCATGGCTTGTATGGACACAAGTACAGAGATTTTTATGGGGGATCTTACACTAGCAAGC